AGAGGGTGAGTTGAACAGCTTCCTGGGCAACAACCCAGATGCCAATGAGAACCTTGACGTTCTGTCAGAAATGTTGCAGGCTCAGCCCTCTCTTTCGATCCATGATGCCTATACCAAGATGATACGGTGGGCACATGAGAACGAATTGGACTGGACCCAGCCGTTGAAGCAGCAGATCGCTGCGAGACAACAGGCACCACAGGGTCAGCAGCCTACCCATCAGCAGCCTATACAGCAGCAGCGTCCACTTCCTGGTGCAAGGAGTGTTGGCAGAGGTGCACAACCTGTCAACGGTGCAGCAAGGAGTGGTGCGCAGTTCGATGAGAATGCATCGTGGGCCGACATCATTCGTGCCTCGATGGAAGAACACAATGTAAGACTTAACTGATGGAGTAGGATATGCCTGTTGGCACCGTTGTCCCTGCTATGGCGGATGTGCTACACAGCACTCTGACCAAGAGTCGTCGTAAGCTGGTTATGGCCAGTATCAAGTCGAATGCGTTGATGGCTTGGGTGTTTGCTAACAACCGCGTTGAGTATGAGGATGGTGGTTACAATATCACCAATCCACTGACGGTTGGACGCAATCCCAACATCACCTCATATAACTATTATACTCCACTGCCTGTCAACCAGACAGATGAATTCGATACGGTGGAGTATGGCTACAGTCGTGTAGCTGGTAGCGTCATCATCTCCGATCAGGAAGAAGATGAGAACAACGGCAGTGCTGCCATCTTCAAGCTGATGAAAGAGAAGATGAACGTCCTTGAAGAAAGCATTAAGGACAAGTTCTCGACATACTTGTATGCTGTGGGCGGTGGGCTTGACCCTCTTGGCCTTGGCACTCTCATTCCCACTAATCCACTTACTGGCACCTTGGGAGGTATCAACAGAGCCACCCAGCCACAATGGCGCACCTCGGCTTATGTTTTTGCTGGTGGTGTGGACAGCACGAACATCGAAGAGGTGTTCGATGACATCTTCATGGACCTTACATTGAAGGGTGAGAAGCCTACGGTGATCCTTGTAGGGCGTAACATCTACAGGATGTATCGTCAGGCAGTGAGAGATAAATTCACCATCCCGTTGTCAGAAGGCAAAGCTGGCAAGCGCATGTTCGACCTTGGCTTCGAGGGTTGTATGCACAATGGTGTGCCACTGATGTATGATGAGGACTGCCCTGTGTCCTATGCATACTTCATCAATGATAACTTCCTGCGGCTGCATATGCTGCGTGGCGTGAACATGAAGGTGAAGGAGCTTGTTGCTCCGTGGAATGTAGATGCAGTTGGTTCAAGAGTCGTTTGGCAAGGGCAATGGTGCCTTTGGAGAGCTTTCAGGACCCATGCGGTAATGACTAATTAGTAGGAGAATCTTGTGGTAGATAAAACTACACGACTTGTTGCTGAGATAGACCTAGATGCAGTGATGGAACTTTCTGTTGCTGATCGTGCGTATATCGCAGGATACTTTGATGGTGAAGGCTCTGTTGGCCTGTATCCAAAGAAGTCTGGGTTTGCTCTGAAGGTGACAATCGCTCAACGTAAGCCGGAAGTGTTGCTATGGATGCATTCACTGTTCGGTGGGGCCTTTGTATCCATTGATCGTGTAGAGCGGAACAATCAATACTATGAGTTACGTCTTGAAGGTCCCGCACTTGCACTACCACTCCTACGCATAGTTGCTCCTTACGTTCGAGAGAAGAAGGAGCAAGTTACCGTTGTCATTGAACACTATACCAACATAGGAGACAAGACATTGGAAGATAAGAACAATGTCGTGTCCTTGCTAAAGGAGTTAAAGAGAGCGTGATGAGCGATACACCAGAGGTCCCAAAGCCATTGCTTGACAAGGACACATATACGGCAGCAGCAGCTACTGATCCTCGTGTCACGCATAGGGCAATGACACAAGCAGAGGAAGTGGCAATTGCTGCACTCAAAGAGAAAGGTGAAGAAGGTGGTGAGGCTCCTACAGCAGCACCAGTGAATGTCGATGTGCCGTATGCAAGTCAGGAAGGCACTACACTCTCTTGCACTATGGGCAATTGGGAAGGTGAGCCTACCTCGTATTCATATCAGTGGTATGTAGATGGTGCCAATCTAGGTGTGGCAGAGACCATCACAGTTGTGCCTGATGATGTTGGTAAGTCTGCGGTGTGCATTGTGACTGCAACCAATGCTGTTGGCTCTACAGATGCTCCTGAGTCGAATGTTGTGGTGATCGCATGAGTGGGCACAGCAATGTAGACTTCAAGCCTACATTCCAAGCTGAGAAGGTCACAGGCACATTCTATCGGACAGTGATGCACATTGAAGAGGACATCCGTGAGGTTGGTCCTCTGAAGAACAAGCAGATCATTGCTCGTAAGATAGTGCCTAAGCGTGAGGAGTTCTACGAAGGCTATATGGTCTACTTCCCACAAGGCCATAGCATGTTCGTAGCTGCTGACGATGTAGATCAGTTGCAGCGCATTGGAGTGATTGAAGGCCCAGCACTGATCGACATGAACAGTGGTGAGCTTGTGCCTCCTCACTTGGCATTGACTCCTAAGGAGATCGTAGAGAACAGGCAGAGCAACAGGCCACGTCCTAAACAGGGTGGATTGGCTACACTTGACGGAGAGAGGATCGAATAATGGCCAATGTGATGACCAATCCTACGTTCTTTCCTCGTAGGATCAACATGTATGTCCCTGCTATGCAGTATAGTGCGGACGTGAACTACAATGGGAAGACCCGTGTCAACTTCGGTGCACCTGTTGCTGCTAGTGCTACACTCGTAGCTAGTGGTGTAAGTATTGCAGCAGTAGGCACTACTGATCTCAGCACGGTAGCAGCCTTTCCAGAGACGTATGGCCGCAACATTAGCGTCGTGGCCAGTGGTGCTGCCACGTCTGGGTTGACCATCAATGGTTGGGACTATCTACATCAGCCAATCAGTGAAGGCATTACGCTGACAGGCACGACTGCTGTAGCTGGTGTGAAGGCATTCAAGGACTTCAACAACATTGTCATCACTGGCACCACTGCTGCTACGACCATCAATGTAGGCAGTGGAGCACGTCTAGGACTGCCGTATAAGTGCATACGGTGTGAGTATGAGATCGCCAATGGTGCATCTGCTGCGGCTGGCACATTGACTGCTGGTGTGTTGACTGATCCACAGACTGCTACGACAGGTGATCCTCGTGGACTGTATACGCCTACCACGACACTGAATGGAACGAATATCATCAGTGCCGTGTTCGATTTCCTCAATGATGTGAACACCAGCAACAATGGTGGTTTGCACGGTATCAGGCAATACACTGCGTAGCTGTGAGCCACAGTGTAGCTTGATGGGCTAGCGATGTAGACATCGACTGTTCTACATCGCTAGTTCTTTGAGGAGTAGACCATGACCACAGTCAATGATGTAGTCAGTTCGGTCATCAATGAGCTTTCACAAGTTCCTGGACTGGCCACACAGATATACGCTACTCCTCGTATTCAGCAGATGGTGCAGAATGCCATACTGCTAGAGATTGAAGAGATGTGGTGGCCTCGGTTGATGATGTATCAACAGGTCCCCATCGACTCTGCTACAGGATTGTTGGCTGCGGATGTGCAAGGACCTATCAGTGCCATAGATGACTATGGTGATGTGTTCGCTGTGTATCGTGATGGCAGCAATCTGAAGATACCTGAATTGCCACAGTCAGTTAATCCATTTGCATTGACTGGTGTTGGTGCTCCACGATTCATCAGTGCAGATAGCACTATACCACATAGACCACTTCGCGTATGGCCTGCTGGAGCTACAGGTAATGTAGTGGTGTGTGCTCGTCAACGCACACCATTCCCAGCAAGTGGCACTGATCAGGTATATCTTGATCCACTGTTGATCTCATACGATGCATGTTGGATGTATGCAGTCGATGATGGCACTGTGCCTGCACAGGTGAATAAGTATCAGGTGTTAGCCACTAATCGAAGGAAGCAGATGAAGGCCAACTTCTCACAGCATTCATTGATGCTCGATCCTAGGTTCCCATCTGATCAGTTGCTGGATCAGATGGATGATACATTCTTCGTGTTGGATCAGGACCCATTGGCATGAGCGGTTCAGCGATTAGCTTCACACGTGGTGAAGACCCTCTACGGGCTGATAAGCTCAATGCGGCATTCGCTGAGCGTGTGCTTCGTAGTGGCGACACTATGACTGGCTATTTGACGCTCGTTGGTGATCCCATTGATCCATTCCATGCAGCGACTAAGCAGTATATAGACTCAGCAGTCATCACAGCAGTTGGTGGTGCATATCTGCCATTAACTGGTGGAACGTTGACGGGACCGTTGACGGTCGGCGGGACATTAGCCCTGCCGGGTGGCGTGCTGGCGGCGACCAATACCGGTAATTTCGACATCAAGACGGGAGCGACGACATCGCTCGTTCGTCTTCTGAACAACAACAGCGCGAGTCTTCTGCTGGTCGGCGGCACGTCGGCTCCGGTCAATCGGCTGTCCCTCACTGCATCCAATGCTAGCGGCAATATCGGCATCGCCGCCAATGGTTCGGACACAGACATCAGCATGAACTTAGCCGCCAAAGGCGCTGGGTTCCTCAACGCGCAGTCTCGTATTCAAGCCCCGCGTTTGAACTTGCAATCTGGCACGACAACATGGACCGGAAGTGGGGCGCCGAGCGCCACAACGTCAGGTTTTTTCTCTCAGCAGACACATACAGGAACTGGAACGACTGGCGGTGGCCCAAGGTTAAATTATCTGTCGATAGGCTCAGAGAGCATTGACGCCGACCCACAGGCTGTCCAAGCATTCAGGCTAACGCATCAGGTTGACACTGGGGCGACCGGTCAGCGTCAGACGTTCTTCGTGCAGGGGGTGCAGATTGGCGCAACTGCGGCGACATTCGGTCCATTAGTTGCCTTCGGTTCC